AAGTTACCATAAATAATTACAACCAAAATAGACCAAATTCTTATATTGAGGAAATTGATTATACTACAGATGCTAAAACCCCTGTTAATTTAACAGCTATAATAAATAAAACAGCAACAAAAGCTCAAATTCCTGACAGTAATTATACTTCTGAAAAAATTATTAACCCAAGATATAATGGATCTAGATTATCAAGTCTTACTTATAATACTTACACAGGTCCTCAAACTTTAAGAGCTTATAATTTCCTTAATGGAGATACTGGAAGTTGGACTGGGGATGTTTCATATGGTAATACATCTACAATAGATAAAAACCCAATTTATTTTGCTCATTTTAAAGAATCTGTTGAAAATAAAGAATTATTTGACAGTTATACTTTTAAAATAGATGCTTTAATTGAATCCCCAAGAAATGATATCCAGGGAACATCAATTGAACCTAAAATTATAAAAATTGATGGTAGTAATGAAAATATGGAATCAGTTATAAGTACTTTTGAAAAAGGAAGAAAATCATTAGTTGCTTATGGTCAAGTAAGTAAAGATGGAGTAGATTATAGTACATTAGCTGTGGGTGATAGTACAATATTTCAAGGAGGATTAGAATATCATACTATATTTTCTAACACTATAGATGAAAAAACCTTTTCTCAAACTCAATCATTTTTTGAGAATGTTAATTGGTGTGGGGTATTTCAAAACCCCTCAGCTACTGAAGTATTATTAACTGGAAGTAAATCACTTATTTTAAGAGGATCAGTTGTTGGTCAGAATTGTGGTTATACTTGTTCTATAGGTAATGATCCTTATCTTTTAGGTCAAAATACACATTCAACAGCAGTAGCAGGACCACAATTAGGAATATTTAATTCTATGAATAATTGGGTCTCCAAATCACTAGCTCTATCAGGTAGTTCAGGTGATGTTAAATTTGGTCTTCCTGCAGGAACACTTATAAATCCTGCAAATCAATTTAATTATTTAAGATTTAATTTTACAGAGTCATTAGTAGATGAATACTCAGATTTTAATCCTTATTTTTTAATTAAAAGAGGAGATGAAATTAGAACTATTTACAATGCAGTTTCTGGAGCAAATCCTGAAGTATTTGTTCAACAAGATTTTACTGTTGAAAGTGTTGAAACTTCTTCATCTCCCTCAACAGATGGATATATTGCACTTTTACTTGGCTCTCCAGATAATCATGTAGTTACAATGGATAACACTCCAATTTACAATAAATTAATAGTAGATCCTGATCCTTCAACACTTGAAATTCCTGATGGAAAAATATTTTCAATGACTATTAGAAGAAGAGTTGAAGCTGATGATAGAGTTATTGTTTTCCAAACCCCACCTTCAGGATCTATGGGATCAAAAACTCCAACAGGTGATGGATTTTTAATACCTAAAGATTTTACACAAACCCAAAAATTAAATGTTCAATCTTTAATAACTCAATTAAAAGGTAAAAATACTTTTAGAGATAGTGATCAAGATAGTTAATAATAAAAATAATTTGGAATAGAAACTTAAAATTTATATATTTATAAACAAAAATAACTTTACAAAATGGGATATTTAAATAATCAAGTAGTAACAATAGATGCTATTTTGACTAAAAAAGGAAGAGAACTTTTAGCCAGAGGTGATGGTTCATTTTCAATTACACAGTTTGCTTTAGCAGATGATGAAATAGATTATACATTATATAACCCTTCACATCCTTCAGGATCTGCTTTTTATGGTGAAGCAATAGAAAATATGCCTCTATTAGAAGCATTTCCAGATGAAAACCAGATGATGAAATATAAATTAGCTACTTTGCCAAGAGGTACAGCTAAAATGCCTATTTTGGATTTAGGTCAAACAAATGTTATTTTAGCTCAAACAGCAGAAAAATCAATAACACCTCAAACTTTAAATTATTTATCTGCTAATCAAGTATTTGAAACTTCAGGTTATACATTTACAATCTCAGATTCTAGATTATTTAGTAATTTTGAAGGAACAGGAATTGATACTGCTCAAGCTCAAACATTAAATTCAACTACAACAACAGGAACAAATGTTTCCAAAACAGTTATTGGAACAACATTAACAATGAGAGCTACAGGAGTAAACACATTATTTGGAACTAATTCAGCATTATATGCTACATTAACAGTAACAGGTAGAGATAGTGGAGCTCGATTACAAATACCAGTAACAGTTAACCAAACTGCAACTACTTAAAAAAATTAAAAAATGGGATTTAAACTTTTAGAACCAGAAGATTTAGTAATAAGCACAGATTCTGTTACAGCAACTGTGTGGAGTAATAATGCTCCTACATTAACTAATTATTTTACTTCCTCAGTTCAAATAGCTACTAATACAGGACAATATTATTATTCAGTTTATCAAACAGAATCAACTGATGCAACAGCTGCAGTTCAATTTGATATTGCTTATTGTGATTCAGAAGGTAGTGGAAGTAGTTTTTTTAACTCATTAGTTACAGGATCTTCACCAACAAAAACAAATTTTGGACAATATAGAACTTTAGTATTAGGAGATGAAAATGCTAGTTTTATATTTGGAAATGAAACAGGATCATATTTTTATGCTTTAAGTGTAGAAAGAGCTAGATATAAACAAACATTATTAGAAGGAACAATGACCCTTTACTTATCAAGTTCAGCAGGTCAAATTGCTCTTACTGATGATAGTAAATTAAATACTGCAACTTTATTTAATGATGCAGGTAGAGTATATAATTTAGTATCAGGTTCAGCAGGAACTGTTAATACATCAGTTAATACTAGAGGTTGGTCAGCTAATTCAGGATCATATGGAATGTTCCTTCCAGATATAGGAACTTTACTTTTAAATGGTAAAGCTTTAGATGCAACATTTGGTGATGGAGGAATTGCCTTAGCAACAGGAAGAAACTTTGATACCCAAGATAATAATCCAGCTAAATTATGTCAAGCCTTTAAAAGAGGAAATGGATGGACTTTAAATAGCAAAGAACAATTATCATCAGATTTTGTATTTGTTAGAGCAAGAAATAATGAATTTAATTATTCTGAAAATCCTTCATTTATTTCGGGTTCTACAGGAGCAGTAATATTTGATAGTTTTGTGGATAACCCAACTACTTATATTACTACAGTAGGAATGTATAATGTTAATAATGAATTATTAGCTGTTGCTAAATTATCAAGACCCTTACCAAAAGATTTTACAAAAGAACTACTTGTAAGAGTTAAGTTAGATTTCTAAAATGAATGAGTGCTTACAAACAATTTACAACGAAGGATGTTACTATAACTCCATTTGACCCTAATAAACTTTTTTCATATACAGGGAATGAGATAACTGGCTCTAATGTAGGAATTGAAATATACTCAGGGGTTAAACCTACAACAAACATTTTTGTATCTGCTTCAGCAACTCCTACAGGAAGAGTATTTATAGAAAATACTACAGGAGTTTATAATAGTATAAAACAATTGTATTATACTAATTATTTAAGTTCTAGTACAGGAGACAATGTTCCTACTCAAAGTGTTATTCCTGGTATTAGTAGTGAATTTGATGAGTTTGTAGGGGCTATAGAAGCTCCTAGATTTGAAAATTATTTACAATCAACTTTAACTCAATCAAGATTTTTTCCTACTAGTTCATTCCAATCAATTTCAGTAGTTTCTATTCCTTCTAAACTGTATGGAAATAATATAGTTCCTCAAACTTTTGAACTTCATTATACTCATTCAACATTTAATGTTTATAATATAAAAGATGATGGAGAAGGAAATCTTATAATTGATTCTACAGCATCAGTATACCCTGTTTCTGCTTCTTATGGAACTGGAAGTTATGGAACTGGAAGTTATGGTTATACTACTTCTTCTTTTATAGGACATTTAAATGATGTTGTAGGACAAATATTTTACTCTCATGGTATAGCAACATTTACTACTGGAGCCCTTAGTGAAATGGGAAATGACATTGATACTAATCCTTATAAATTAGAAAGATTTGGCTTATCCTATTCTTCATCTGTTAGAATTTATGAAAACCAATATAAATGTTCAATTCGAGAAAATGAATTTGATTATTCTCTAAATCCTTCTTTACTATCAGGAAGTAAAAATGATACTTACTATGATTTTGCTACTGGATCCTACTTTTGCCCTTATGTTACTTCTGTAGGGTTATATAATGAAAACAATGAATTATTAGTAGTTGGAAAATTATCAACCCCTGTTCCTATTTCTCAATATGTAGATACTACTATTATAGTAAATTTCGATTTATTTTAACAAAATATTATGCACTGGACTTTTTTAAACCAAGAAGTTGTAGAAGATATTTCTCAACTTCCAAAAAATACATACGGGTTTATTTATAAAATAAGACATATTCCATCAGATAAATGTTATATAGGTAAAAAAGTATTATTTCATAATCGCAAAGCTAAATTAACTAAAAAGGATTTAGCTATGTATGAAGGAGCTTTAGGAAGAAAACCTTCATATAAAAGAGTAATTAAAGAATCAGATTGGAAAACTTATTGGGGTTCAAATAAGCCTTTATTAGAGTTAGTAAAAAATGAACCAAATGAAAATTTTGAAAGACAAATTTTAAAAACTGCTCCTAATAAAAAACTTCTTACATATTATGAAACTCAATATTTATTTGTATATCAAGTTTTATTATATCCTGATAAATTTTTTAATACTAATATCTTAGGAAAGTTTTTCACCAAAGACTTTGATTATTAAATTATAGTTCGTATATTTCCCTTTGTATGGTAAATGAACTATTAATTAATTTAGTAAATTCCGTTTTAGGTCAAGGAAAAAGAACTGCAAGAGGTAATCAAGCACATACTTGCCCTTATTGTAACCACCATAAACCTAAATTAGAAATTAATTTTACTCAACAAAAAAAAGGATTTAATCCTTGGCATTGTTGGGTTTGTAATAAAAAAGGTAATAGAATATCTACTTTATTTAAAAAAATAGGTGCATCTTCTGAAAAATTTCAAGAATTAACTAAATTAATAGGAGAAGAAAAAGAATATAAAATTTCTACTAATAATAATTTAAAATTAGAATTACCTAAAGAATTTTTATCTTTAACTCAAGAATCATATGATAAAAATGACATTACAATAAGACATGCTTTATCCTATCTTAAAAAAAGAGGTATTAATAAAGATGATATTGACAAATATAACATAGGGATTTGTACTTCAGGTAGGTATTCTAATATGATTATCATACCTTCATACGACGAAATAGGAAAATTAAATTATTTTACAGGAAGATCATTTGAAAAAGACCCTTATATAAAATATAGAAATCCAGAAACTTCAAGGGATATTATTCCTTTTGAGTTATTCATTAATTGGGATTTACCTTTAGTCTTATGTGAAGGCCCCTTTGATGCAATAGCTATTAAAAGAAATGCAATCCCCCTCTTAGGAAAAAATATTCAATCTAACTTAATGAAAAAAATTGTTACATCAAAAGTAAAAAAAATCTATTTAGCTTTAGATACAGATGCAATGAAACAAGCTCTTAAATTTGCTGAGTATTTTATGAATGAAGGGAAAGAAGTTTATTTAGTAGAATTAAATGGTAAGGATCCAAGTGAAATGGGATTTGGCCATTTTACCGATTTAATTCAAAATACATTCCCTCTA